TCCTCGAACGAAGCTGGTCGCATGCCTTCCTTGATGCCTCCCGCCAGAAGCATGGAAGCCATGACCATGATAACCGTGAGACCCAGGTAAATAACCCTGATGTCGCGATTGATGACGTAAAGGATCGCCATGGTGTAGAGGATGAACCTCGTGGCGGCATTGAGCCTCTCCACGGGGGTCTGCTTGGCCAAAGGCCAAAAGAGTAGCACCTTGTTCTTGGCAAACAGATGCGATGGATTTCTAAACCACGGTTGTTCCATTCTTATTTATTGACTAGTTATTTTTTTCACTCGGATGCACCGGGTGGCTGCTGAAGAATCTTGCTCAGATTTCCCATGAGCGGGCCAAGGGCGCCCATGATCTTCGCTTCATCGAGACCTCCCTGACCGTCGCCGAACTGCTGCTCGACCTTGGAGGTCATCTCCTGCATCATCGCCGGGTTCAAAAGATTTCCAAGGATACCGGCAAAGGGGTTAGACTCGGCGTCGACATCTTCGCCCTGGGGTGCAAACATCTTATTGATCATTTCGGGTGAAAAGTCCATCTTGGTTTGGCGGGACGCCTGGATCTCCTCCTCGCTGACGTTGTTACCGAGCACGTAGAGACCCTGAACATACTGCCAGATCGCCGAGCGACTTCCATCCGAAAGCTCAGAATTCCACATGGACTCGAGGTCGAGGGTCTTCAAAATTCCATAGCTACGCGAAAGTTCCTCGAAGATCTTCTCATCCTGATTGCGAATCAGATCTTCGTGAGGCTTCACATTTTTCATAAACGTTTCCAGACATACACCAGCATCCTTCTTGATCAGCATGCCGACCGTGTTCCTGTAGGTCTTCACAATGGTATTCTCTGGGAACGTGTGAGCCAGTTCATCCACAAACTGTAGAAGAAGTTCGTTAAATGTATCTACACTGGCCATTTCGTACTATTTAAAAGGAGTAAAATCTTTAATTACATACCGCGACTAACTTCTGGAAAGGGCGTCTCATAAATCTCCTCGCGCTGAGAGATGCCGAGATAGACGATCGCGCCTACCAGAATGGCATTCAGAATCGCCGGTTTGATCATGTCCGCATTCCTGGGAGGCGCCTCGCGATTGATACGGGCGACCAACTGGATGTAGGCCATTGTGACGACCGCACCGACCAAAGCCGCGATCAAAGGATTTTTAAGCGAATCGCTGATCATTATTACATAAAGCAGATTTTAGTATGTTTAACGGTTCGCATTGGGATTTATAGAAAAATCTTCTTCTTCGTCCATCGGTGTCATGGGCGCCCTCCTCATAATCTTGTCGTTGAACGTAAAATTCTTGGTCTCCTGAGGTGGTTCCATGTCCGGTTCTTCTGATGCCATTTCAGGTTCCGGTTCAGGTTCCGGTTCCTGTTCAGGTTCTTCGTGTGATTCCTCATCATATTCACCTCCCACGGGAATCTCCCCCTCGCTTGGAAACATACCAGTCTCTTCTTCCATTGGCTCGGGCTCAGGCTCGGGCTCGATCGTCTCACCGTTCATGACGTCCACGGCATTCTTGTTAAGGTAGGTCTTCAGGATCTGATTGATCGGAAGCATCTCCTTGACCGTCTCTTCGACCACCCCTTCCATCCGCTTGATGAGATCCTTGCGACGGTCGTTCCTGCTCCCGACCTCCTGATAGATGTAGGGATCCTCATAGATCCGCTTGGCGACGTTGGTGTAGACGCCCAGCACGAAAACGTCGTTGGTGGGAATCTTGAGAGACACCTTGCGCGAGTCCTTGGAGAGCCTGACCGACGAAATGATCTTGACCGTGGCCACGAAGCATGCCGCCGTCATCTCATCCAGGCATCCACCACACCTATCCACACACTTGCCGACCTCTGAATCGATCCGATAGTTGTTCCACTTAGGGATATTGGCGAGTTTCTCCTGAAACATTTTGAGCGTGTTGCGTCCCTGGGTCTCCACCTTGGCTTCGGCGTAGAGCGAGTCCATGCAGTCCAGAGCGCTGGGCAAAATTGTGGACGAAAGTTGGTTCAATAGTTCCTTCTTGGCCTCCACAAGAACATTAAGGTTATTGTCCATAGTTACTGATAAAATGTATTTAATTCAGCGATATTTGTCCGCGGCTTTTTTGAGGTTCGCGAGGGATGCAAACTCATTTTCCGGCTCTTTGGGCTTGGACTTGGGCTTGGAACTGGACTTTTTGGACGTCTTGGGGTACCACGAAACAAACAATTGACCATTTTCATATAATTGTGTGAAGAAACCGCCGTTGATGAATTGTCGCTCGACGTACTGGGCGGCCTTGTTCAGGTCAAATGAAGGGAATCCTATAAGGAACGAAGGCACCTGAACCCAAGTTTCGTGCAGTCCCAAATCAGCGACTTGCCTCACCTTGGTGCTGGCGCGTTCGTAAATCTCCGTATAGAGTTTCTTTTTTAGCTCTCGTTTTCTGTGGTCGATCTGTTGAACTTCGTCCACCCTCAAGGGCATTTCTATTAATCTTTTAGTTTTTACTAATTCACATTTGTCGTATCCTCGTCTGGATTATTGGCGAGCCACTCGGTTGCAGCGGAAACGGTCTTACTATACCTCATGTCTTCGCCATCGCCCCACTTGTCCTTGATCGCCTTATCGACAAGTGCCAGGGCGCTCTTGTTGGGCACGTTAGAGTTGGCAATGGTATCGTAGGGCATCCATTCGCCTGCAGTGAGTGTATCCTGAAAAGCCTTGATCTTTTCGCCGTTCTTTAAGGGCTGACTGGTAATACCTTGAATCTTGATGCCATCCTCATCTCCAATGGCAATAACGTCCACTTCGGTACCGTAGAAGCGCTCTGTTTCAAGAAGCAGGAAACGGCATCGGTACGTCGCTGGAACATTATCAGGAACCGTGGAATAGTTCTGATCTCGCTTGAGTTGATCAAGGTAGTTGATCAGTGCGGTTCGAGCTAATTGTTCTTGATCAGTGCCGTCTCCGTCCCTGGTGAGTAAGGCGTTCTTGTCACGAGCCTGAAGGAACTCGACATATGAATCATAAACGTCTGGGCGTTTCTGTTTGAGTTCGCTAATCTTGTCCGGTGAATCAAACACTTGAATGAAGATAGTTTCAATTGGGAACATTTTCAGCCCTTGTGTATTGAATATTTCATTGACGGTGGCGTCCAAAATCTTCTTAATCATAAATGCTTTGATCGATACATCCTCTACTGGGTTTCCGGTAATCTCGAGATTACCTTCTGTTATCACACCGGTGACGGCGGGACGGAATCCAGCGAACCCGCGATCCCACCTGAGTCCCTCGCGGTTCATGACAAGGTATCCCACAATCGCGACAACCAGCACGATGAAAAATATAGTCTGCATACGCATCTTATATACTGGTGCGAAATTATATCCCCTGATAAATTCACCAACGCTTGTAAGAAAGCATGTTTGCCATCATGTTGTACAGTCCACGCTGTCAACACTGTCTTGAGATATTCAATCTATTGGATCAATGTCCTATCAAGGATCAGATCAAGTACCAAAACATTCACGAAGAATCTGTTCCAGAAGATTATCGCAAGGTGCTTACCCATGTTCCAGCATTGATCACCAAGGACGGGAGACCTTTGATGGGTCCAGAAGTCAAGCAGTGGGTTCTTTCCATGATGCCAAGTGAAGTGGAATCCTTTGATCATTCGGCATTCGCATCATTTGATGGAAATCCCACTTCGGCACCAGGTCTATTTGATCTTGAATCCTATGGCGCTCCGCTGGCGCCTCTTATGACACCCGAGTTGGAAGCCAAGATAAACAAGAAAACCACAACTAACTAAATGATCACAAACCCAGAAGAAGTTCCAAAGTCACTTGGAAATACATATTCGTATAAACAAGGATACAGTTCGTGGAAAGAATTCATCAAGGAACGTGGGGACTCTGGATTCAAACAATTTCTTGAAGATCTTTATGTGCGCGAATTAAAGAAAACGCGCAATGATTCTAGTAAATGTTCTTGAAAACTATTCAAGCAACTGCATTTAAAAACATCTTTGAGGTTCTCAAAGACATCCTCAACGATGTTAATGTATCTTTTAGCAAAAAGGGGATTCACATGTTGACCCTAGACAATGCTCGCACTGCTATGGTAGAACTATTTCTGGATGGTAATCAATTTGAAGAATATTCATGTGAAAATGAAATTATTGTTGGTATTAATACCACAAATGTTTTTCGTGTTTTGAAGTCTGTCACAGTAAATGATGTACTGGTAATGAAGATTGAAGAAAATCATGTACTAAATATTTCTATTGAAAATAGTACAAAAAAGAGCAAAAGTCATTTCAACCTTCGACTCTTGGACATAAACGACGAGATGTTTGAAGCACCAAAACTCGTGGTAATGAGTATTACAACTTTTCAGACCGTAGATTTTCAGCGGTTGTGTAGAGATATTTCGCATATTGGTTCTGAACTTGTAATAGAGAGATCATTCAAAAAGATTGGGTTCCGATGCACTGGTGACTTTGCAGAACAGTACACTGAATATGACATCGACTCTGATACCACCAAATTCGATTCTATGAAAGATGTATTTTCACTTAAATATCTAAATCTTTTCACAAAGGCAACATCAATGTGTTCCAATATGAAACTTCACCACCACGGAGAGGAGATGCCTCTCGTCCTGGAGTATAAGGTTACTTCACTAGGTGAACTTAGATTCTACTTGGCACCAAAGTGCGAGGAGTAAGTTCTTCATTCTTCTTAATAACAATCTTTTTACCAAACATATAGACGTGCCACTCATCTGGTACCTCTTCATTGGCATCAAATAGATCCTCCATACGGATGTCTTTGACGTTGTGAAAGTCCGACCTCGGTCCGGCGTAGCGCAGAAATCGAGCTGTATCCCACATCTTCACTTCGCCATTTTCCATGACTGCCTCGACCTTGTTAATCATGATCGGCCCTTTCATTCCTTCCGATTCTTCAATATCACGTATCCTGCGCATAGGGTCTCTGGTCACCATAGAATAAGGTGCACCGCGGTAGGTATATTCCTGCTCATAACGAATGTTCTCAACACACTCTGGCTTCTTTCTACGCAACACGTAAATGGCATCCCTGAAGTCTGGATAGTAACACGTGATATAGGTCTCTCCTGAGTTCATCAAAGGCCAGCCCTCCATAATTCGCTTCCACTCTGGCGAAGGAAAAAGACAATCTTTTTTTGTATTAATATCATAGATCATTTTCAAAGGCATAGTTACCTTATAGGGATCCTCGTTATACCACCACCCGACAAGCTTGACGAGAAAATTATACATTTAAAGTTATAACGATACTTTTCTTTAAATGAGTTTACTCGAACGATATAACACAAAAATCAAAGAATATGAGAATGATCAAAATGCTTTACATGAATACATAACTATGGCATCCCCTTATATAAAAAGATATCACGAAGAGAATTGTCGTCGTGATATATTTTTAGAATATATGCGCGTAGTAGAACAAGATATTACACAAGCAATTGATACAGACTTTAATACTACAGATACAATAAACAAAAACGATAATTGTAAAAATTGTAATTCTACAAATGTGCACGAAAATGAGACCGAAGGAGAAATCGTATGTCAGGATTGTGGTTCATGCGAGAGTTATATAGCCACCAGATTATCCTACCAAGACGAACAGGACATTTCAAAGAATACTCAATATTCATATAAAAGACAGAATCATTTCAATGAATGGGTTCAGCAATTTCAAGGTAAAGAAACGGCTAATATTCCAGATGAATTGATAGAACAATTGCGTTATGAACTCAAGAAACAGCGTATTGAACAAGTATCTAAAATAACTCACGCCAAGGTACGAGGCCTCTTGAAAAAAATGCGCCAAAATAAATACTATGAACACATCCCTTATATTGCCAATATTCTTACCGGCGTGAGACCGCCAGAAATGCCGATCGCTCTCGAAGAGCGTCTCAGACTCATGTTCAATGAAATACAGGAACCCTTTGACCAGGTGTGTCCCAAGGATCGCAAGAACTTTCTGAGTTATCCATACGTTCTTTACAAATTCTGCGAACTTTTGGGAGAAGACCAGTACCTTCCCTACTTTCCACTTTTGAAGTCCAAGGAAAAACTCACTCAACAGGATGTCATATGGAAGGACATGTGTGAAATTCTCAAGTGGGAATTTATTTCAACAGTATAACTAGCAAGGATGTCGTCCTACATGAGACTGAATGATGGAATTTCCATCAATAAGATAAATCCGTACGCCGACCCGATGAATTTTACGCCGGGTGTCCCTCTGGGTGGTGCTTACAAGGCGGTATATAAACCCTCAGATGAACCCCAGGTGGCGCTTGTTAACGCCGTTCGCCCCGTAGGGGATGCGCTCGGAGGACCACTTGAAACCCACATGACAGAAACGAGTCAGGGGTGCGAGAAGACCATCGCCGCGGGGTGGAGAACCCCGTACTACTGCACACCGGGATCTCAGAATTATCCACTGAACAGGAAACCAGTACCAGAGCGAACATATTCACTGCCTCCTTGGAACGACACACCCAAACCCAACGAACCCATCACCGTAAAAAAGGAGGGCATGGTCGGTAGTATGGACGCTGCAAACTTCGCGGGTAACGCTGCTTCAGCTATACTCATAGCCCTCAGTATTATGACGCTCGTCAAATTTTTGTAATTTTGACGCTCTCTATTTTAGGGTTTCGTTTTTCTATTGTATCCCTCTCGAACTGAATTTTATTCAGGATACCTGGGCACTCGTGAAACTCCACTTGAATACAAGAGGTACACAGAGACGCGTGATCGCAGTAAGCACATGGAACGCAGATAATCTTCTTTCTTTTACAGTGACCACATCTCATATTAAAGAAGTGAGGAGTCTTACTTTTAAATATGGAAGCCAAAAACTTTCGAACCTTTCTTGGAAACGTCATCAAAGCGCGTGATGAAATCCAGGAACCTAAGCCCACGTTGCCTAGAGTGTCTACGATGACGGTCATGGGAGGCAGGGATGGCATCACGACCCCTCTCGCGACTTTCAAGGAGAAGTTTGTCGACGGGACCGGTGGTTGGAACATGGGAACAACCCATTTCAACAACTCACTGACACTGTCAAAGGATGTCGGCGAAACCAAAAAGCGCTCTGTCAAGTTGTTTCCGAACGGGAAGATTCACGTGACAGGATCATCTACACCAATGGAAGGACTGGAAATCATCCAGGAGATCCAAAAAATAGTAGATGAGGTCTTTCCCGAGACCAAAAACAATCCCGTGTCACCCATGGAAATACAGATGATCAATGCAACGTTCCGTCTCCCTCACGGCATCGATCAGATGGCTTTGTTGGATCTTTACAAGAAACACAAAAAGTTTGTGAAAAAGCCATCTTACAGTCCAGAGACTTACTCGGCGGTGAAAGCCAAGATGTTCAACATGACGGTCAGTGTTTTTAAAACCGGTAGCATCGTAATGTCGGGCGCCAAGAATTTCAAGGATATCGCCATGGCATACAAGTTCTTGATCAGAATTCTTTATGATCCACTAGTCGAGGGGGACTTCATAAACTTCAAGGAAAAGAATGACAGAATGGTACATCAGAAAGAATCATTCCACCAGAGGATCAGAGATTTTTATCTACTGAATAAGTAAAAGATGTCTCAGCGTCTTGGTATGGCCGATGGTCGCGCCTTCACTATTTACACCTCTAACCAGCTGATCAACGATAAGATCATGGCTGATAATGGTATTGCGTATCCTCTTAACTACCAGTACCGCCAGCTGATCACCAAGATGGGTCCTGATCTGCTCAAGCCCATCACCGACCTTCAGCGCGTGGGTCCGGTGCCCTCCAATAGCATCACTCGGTGCTTCTCGGCGGATGTCCCGCTGCTCAAGGTCCCCAAGACTAATTAAATAATAAACTCCTTGAAATTCCATTATGGACTACGTAAAGCAATTTCAAGATGCATGTGCCGCTATGAAGAAGGACGGAACTCTTACCCAGGAGAGGATGACCGTCGCCTGGCTCATGTTTATGCCCAAGGATCAGGCCGAAAAGGCCGTCAATACTGCTAGAAAACTTAGTTCGCGTAAAGCAGAGCCCCCATCCCGTTCTGGACCCTGAGAATGTTGTAATTGACCGCATAGATAGGACCATTGATACTTGAATCGTTGATGAGTTTGATCGAATCCATGCGCGAAAAGTTGCACGTTCCGGTGGGCTGGAGCTTGGAGGCATCCAGACAGAAGGGGATCATCAGTTTTACATTGTAGTATCCAGTAGTACTATTGGCTGCATCCGTTCCAGACTGAGTCTGATGATGATAGGCCGAAACCGCAGTGTAATGTGGAATCGCTTGCTTCTTTTCACCTACATCCGTACCGTTAAGCTGAAGAAGAACCTTTTGGTCTGCAGCAAACGCGCTTGCGGTGGAAGCAATAAACTTAACCGGGTGATTGAACGGAAGTTCGGTCGTCTTGTTATTCGGCGCCGGGATATTCTGTACCTGATGAATAAGCATATCCATAGGTCGTTCAGACATCATGCGACGCTCGGGCTCGTCCAGAAAAACATACCTGGACCATGCCTCGATTGACGAACTGCCAACAAGAATGGCATCTGTAGCCGTGTAGGTAAGAGAAGTCGCGCTATAGTTTGGCGATCCGCTGTCCGCAAGAACATCTCCGGTAATCAGACCAGCTCCATCAACAGTATATCCTGTGATACCGGCGGCAGTGAGTGCATCCCTAAGAGTAACTCCAGTGTCAGCCTCCACTGCATCGGCGGCTGCTTTGAATGTAGACTCAAGTGTGGCGCGATTGGGGTAGGTGTTGGGCGCTTCTGTTGCAGTAAATCCAACAGCTTGTGCAGCCTTGTAGTTGGCAATCGCGGTCGTGATGGCTGTATCCAATGGGCTGATGTCGGTGCCCCAGTAGATTCTCATCTCCACATCGTGGTACTGGAGGGCAATCAAGGGGAGTGCCGACTGCCAGTTCTCAGAGAACCAGAATTTGATAGGGTAAAAAAAGTTGGTATTGTCTTTACCACTTGGACCTGGACCAAATATACTCTTAGAAAGTGTATTCGCCATAATTTCAGTGGAAATGTAAGCCGAAAAATCATAGTCCTGAGAGTCAATTTTTTGCCCTCCAATGTAAAGTTCGATCTTATCTATCATAGTGGACCATGTGGGTTGTATAACAGTATTATAACTATTTTTAGCCATAAGGTAAACATAAGAAAGAAGATCACCCTTGCGTTCAAAGCGGATCGTCGAGAATCCGTTATTTTTAGGAACGCCTTGAATGACCTCCCGTTCAATCACACTGGAAAAGTTCGAGTGACGTTTGTAGGATGATTGAAAAAAGCTTATCTCGGGATTTCCGACGATATGTGCATCCTGGGCACCGATCGCCACCAATTCTGCAAGTCCTCCCGACATATTACTAATAATACTTTAGATATTTAGTTCGCGTATAGCAATCCACCCATGCCGTTCTGGACTCTGAAAATATTGTAATTAACCGCATAAATATCGGCATTGATTGCAGAACTGCATACCAACCTGGCAGAGTCCATGCGCGAAAAGTTGCAGGTGCCTGTGGGCTGAAGCTTGGATGAGTCCAAACAGAAGGGAATCATAAGAGTCGCAGATTCAAACCCTTCACCTGGATCCGTGCTACTTGGGCCATATGGAACGTGATAGTAACAAGATACCTGGTTGTAGTGAGGGATCGCTTGTTTCTTCTCTCCGACATCCACACCGTTGAGCTGGAGAACGACTGTGTTTGATGCGTCGAAAGCGCTTGCGGTCGAAGCCAAGAACTTGACGGGATGGTTGAATGTGAGATCGGCAGTCTTCAATGAGGGACTAGGAATCCGCTGAACCTGGTGAATCAACATTTCCATAGACTTCTCTGCCATTGACCGACGCTCATCGGCATCGAGGTATACGTAGCGAGCCCAAGCCTCGATGGTGTGATTGGCGGGAAGACTGGAGCTCCAGTAGATCCTGCACTCCACATCATGGTACTGGAGGGCAATCAGAGGAAGCGCAGACTGCCAGTTCTCACAGAACCAAAACTTGAAGGGATAAAAGTACCCATCATTTGAACCAGATACGTCCGGTGTTGGTCCGAAGTTGGTCTTAGAGAAAGTGTTTGCCATAATATCCGTATGAATCTTGGTCGAGTATTCAAAATTTTGAGTATCGATTAACTGCCCACCAATATACAATTCGACCTTGTCCACGATCTCATTCCAGTTAGTATTGGTCACCGATCCTGCGGCGCTTACGTTACTGAGATAGACGTACGAAAGAAGGTCACCCTTGCGCTCAAAGCGGATCGACGAAAGTCCACTCGCCGACGGGGTGTTCTGAATCACCTGACGATCAATCACGCTAGAAAAATTAGTGTGACGTTTGTACGATGATTGGAAAAATGACACCTCTGGGCTACCGACCAGGTGACTATCCTGAGCCCCCAGTGCTACCAATTGCGTAATGCCACCAGACATATTTCAGTTATTACTATTGGACAATAAAATATTAACAAATATTAAGACGTGGTCATTTTTCCATAGAGTTAGGTACAGAGACCTAATCGAATCCTGGTGAGTATCATTCTTGATTGACTCAACTCCCACCACACCTCGACCTCGTCACCGACCTTGTAGTCCATGATGGGCTTGAGGTCGTCACACTGAATTTTATACGGCCTTCCGTATCGCCATGGCACCTTCAACTGGACGTTTTCCACTTGAATGTACCGTCTCCCAGACTCCGCCTCGTAAAGGGACTTTGTGATCTTTCCGATGAGCGGATTAGAGTGCATACCTTTCCCTACAGGCGCGATAAATCTTTAAGGTCTTGCCACTAAGTCTGCACTCCCTGGGGACCACGCGGATTGCCGTCCTGAGCTTCCTCTGACCATTCACACATCCGTGATATTTCTCGTTGTCCACGTGAGGACTCGCCACGAACTGCTCGTACATCGCCTTGACCTGCGAAAAACTGGGACGGTCCGTCTTGCCGATGCGCCGGTTGACCGCGTCGTGGATGTTGTAGAGCCACCGGGTCAGGGTCTTCCTGGACGCAAAGTTGGCGTCGGTCAGCCCGAGGGGTCCAGTGGTCTTGCAGTACTTTGAGTAACTCTCGCGGCAGTACTTGCACGGTAGGATACCACACAGCGACCCGAAGAACTTCATGAACGTCCGCTTGGTCTTCTCGTCGGGCTCCTCTGGGTAGGCGAAGGTCAGGGTGTGCAAAAACATCCACGCGGGCGGACCCCACACGGCCGTCTGAAATCCTCGGCGCTCAGCCATTCTATTAATTTGTGAGATATTAATAGAGATGTCCACGTGTGGCGTAGATGGTTCAAAAATTTATTATGACTTGGCCTCAATTGATCTAAAGGCAGATCCCAGCAAAGCCAAACCAAAAAGCGCGTTCGAGGCGGTGTTTCTGGGTGACGTCATATCAGAAATATCAGGTGATTGTATGATCGTGAAGCAGCAATGTAAGACGCAATATCCCACCGTAAATAAAAGTAACTGGCAAGATTGGATCACTTCGGTCGATCAGGAGAATCGTGTTTCGATCGCACACACAATTGAAAAGGCAGGAATCCCGATTCTTTACAATACACCAAGATTGTGCGATCCTGGAATCGCCATCTCGCGAAACTGGAATCTCAAAAACTACATCGAAACACGCCTTTACTTGTTCAAATTCGTCTACAATTTTAATAACAAAATGACGAATAGCAGATCCAACAAATCGTGCTATCCAAGTGTGGTTTTTGACTTTAGACCATTTCAATACATGTTTGATTTGGACGATAAACCAATGTATGTCACTCAGTGGATCACAGCTAACAGTAATGAAAAAACTGGAGCCGAGGGGTACACGCCACACTTCCGGTTGTCCCGCGAGATAACGTCCCCTGCCACAAAAACAACAACAGGTATATTTGATGATATTGTATCAAAGATAATTACAGGAAAGACCTTTGGTTCGTCTAACAAATCCATCATAAACCAGGCATACGATCTCGCTCCTAATAATGCTTTCAGTAGTAACAGAAATTTTTTAAACGATTTTAGGGCATTCATTAAAAATTATGATGGAGCCGAATTCGTCGATTCATCTGTAATTAGTAAACTCAAAAACAATGGAAAACCTTTACCTATCGTTAAACTGACAAATGATGTGATCCGTGTTTTTTACTACGATCTTATTCACGACAAAGTGATCGACAAAAATACAACATTAATAACATTTTCAAATAAATTAAAGAAAGAATTTAAAAATTTTGAAAACCCAGTACAAAGAAATACGTGGATAGGTGCAAAGAAAGCAAAAGAATCTTACGCCAGGCATAAAAGCATTTTTATCGAGACCAACAAAAATTCAGTTCAGTACCCGGCGATATTCAAGACCCTTGGTGACCTTTCTCAATTTATCTACGCCGGCAAATATCAGACGATCGTCGCCAGCGGTGACAAGATGGGGATCGGCACGGGACTCTATGTCAATGCCAAGAAGAATACAAAACTTAGGTGCATGATGGAAGATGTCATCACAGGGTTCATTGTCTATACAGGTATCGACACAATTGACTTCACAGGCAAGAAAAAGTGTGGTAATAACACTAGTCAAAGTAATGTATGTTTCAAAAATACTAAAATTTCTAAAGAACAGCTCCGCAATCAGATCATATCATCTCTACCAGCGAACAGACAAACACAGGCATCCAACATTGTAGCCAAAAAGCCTATGGGACTGAAAACACAAATTCGATCGTGGCTGAACGCAGCGAAAAATCTTAATGAAGAAACAGCGAAAGAAGTACTGAATACCGTGAACAAAGTAATTAATAATTTGAATAGGTCTGATATAATTAAAATTATCAATTTTATGAATGTCCTAAACAAGAGAACTAATATTACCGTGTCAAACAAGTTCAGAATTAGTAATAAAAGAGGAAAATTTCAGGCGTACTTGAACAACAAAAACGGATCCGCCATGAATGTTAACACAGCCCGACCCGGGACCCCCGCCAGAGGCAACGGTCAAGAAATGATGAATATTAACAACTCCTCCGTCACAGCCATACCCGGGACCCCCGCCAGAGGCAACACAGCCCGACGCGGGACCGCTGACAGCAAAAAACGAAAAAGATAAACGATGAACAACTAAAAATTATTCAGGTAACGAGGAAGTAAAATTTCTTCAGAGAGAAAAACAACATGTCGTTCGTCGGACGCCTCATCAAGCCCTACCAGGATGATGGTGTTCGGTGGATGACCGCCCGGGACAAAGAGGGCGGTGGATTCCTTTGCGATGAGATGGGCCTCGG